CGGGCGCGCGCTGATGGTATTTGGCGACGGGATCAACGGGCGCATACCATCGGGCGAGATCACGATCGAATACACCACGGGCGGCGGCGAGATTTCGATCGAGGCGGGGACCTTGACAGTGCCTGAGTTTTCCGTGGTCGACGGCGGCGGCGTGCCTGCTCCGTTTGACGTCACGAATCCAGCCGGCTCGAGCGGCGGCACGACTGCGGAAACGCTCCCGCACGCGCAAGCCATGGCGCCGGCGTCGGTCCGGGTGGGGGATCGGACGGTGTCGACCGATGACTTCGAAGCAAACGCGCGGCTTGTGGCCGGCATCTCGCGCGCGCTTATGCTCACGTCGGATCAATACGCGGGACTCGCGGAGAACTATGGGCAGCTCCACCTCGTCGCGCGCGGCGCTCTGCTGTCCTCCGGCCGATACGCTCCGACCTCCCCGACGCTGGCGCAACTCGCCGCGGTTGAAACCTTGATCGCGACGGAGTACCCGCCGACGGTCACTTTTCGATTCGACGCGCTCGCGGTGACTTTCAAGTCAATCGACATAACCGCGCGCGTGCATCTTGCGGCGGGAGCGGTTCCGGCGACGGTCGACGCGGCGATCCGTTCGGCGCTCGCCGATTACTTCGCGGTCGACCTCGCCGACGAGGCGCCGAATAGCACGGTGGACTTCGGGCTGAACTATCGCGACGAGCTCGGGAACGTCGAGGGGCTCCTCGCGTGGGGTGACCTCTTCACGGTGATCAAAGAAACGGCCGGAGTTCGGCGCGTCGACGAGGACGCGTTCGTGCCTGCGGACGACGTCGCGATCGCGGCGTACGAGTTTCCACGCCTCGGCACGGTGACGCTGATCAACGCGCGGACAGGACTTCCGCTCGTGTAGGTGACGCGGTGGCGGATTACTCTGCTGAAACAACAACGCTTGAAACGACCGACGAGGAGCGGCTCGACGATATCGCGGCGGACGTCGTCGAAACCGGGCTCGCATGATGGAGAGATCGCATGTCTTGGAACAATAGCGTCAGAAACGATCTTTGTAGCGGATCGTGGGATTACCGTATGCGCCGCTACTTGTGGAATCTCAAGAACGCGCTTAAGGGCTGCGTTATTCCTTGGACGGTGAAGGGAAGCGGCGAGGGCTCGGGCGGCTCGGGCGCGTGGGATAACGTTGATCGATGGTCATCGGTTCCGACGCTCTCCTCGTGTTGGATCGGTTTGCAGAGTACGGATGGCGTTCAGCTCTTGCTGAAACAAAACAGCAGTTACGTACTAGCAGCGGTTTACAAGGGGAGCTATGTTGGGACGGGCGCGGACGCGACGACGTGGCCTGACCGCGGAGCTCCTCCCGCCACGGAAATCGATCTGTGGTCTAACACGGGATACAAAGATCTGGCCAACATTGGCGGCGACTTTTATCAGCAGGTAGCGGTCAGCTCTGACGGGTGTTCGTTCTACACGTTTGCCAAGCTCGGCGCATACGTTCCGTCGGGCATGGCGGTTATCAAGCTCACGTCAACAAAGACCGGCGATCCGATCCCGTATTGGGCCTTCAACGCTCATTACGTGAATCACAACATATGGGATCGCAATCACCTACAGGAAGGCACTTACAACCCGGCGTTTGGGGTGGGGATCCACCCTGGCGGCGGAAATCACTTCTACGCCGTGCCCGAATTGCGCCGGTCCGGAATCGCTTTGTTCGATAACATCGGAGCCGATCCGGTGTCGGGCAAAGAACAGTTGATCGAGTGCCTCGCGATCTGTCTTGATACCAGCTACAAACACCTTCGCGGCAAAATCCCGGGGCTCCTCATGTGCTCGGATGCGCGCGCCGTAGGTGATACGTTCAACGCCGGCGAGTTCGTCTGTGTCGGCGGGAAGGCGCTCCCGTGGGGCAGTAATACGATTCCGCTATTGTGATCCATGGCCGACTTTGAAATCGATCTGACATGGTGGTTTTCGGAACCACCTCCCCCGCCTCCTCCGGTGTACCCATCGGATCTGACGTCGATCGACTATCTTGACCTTTTGTACTCCGCTCCGGGCACGGGCGCGACTCTTGAGAATCCGTCATTCGAGATCGCCGACGGGGACGTCGAGGCGCTCCCGGAATCGTGGTCGGTCGTCGTCGAGTCGACCGCGATCGACGTTGCGCGAGGGCTCGGCGTATGGTGGACCTCGGAGCGGTTCGATTACGGATGGCAAGATAACCAGGACGCGATCGAGGTGTTCGCGTCTGGTGATCTATCGTTCGCTCAGTTCGGATCGCACTTGCGCGTTTATGAGAACTTCGAAGCGGAATGGCGCGGAAACGAGGGATGGCTTGACGAGCTCCCGACTGGCGCGTCGTTTGCGCTGTTCGGATCGGCGGAGGAGCGCGCGGAGGCGTTCGATCAAGAGTGGCCCGATCGGCACGTGGTCGCCGACACGGTGTCAACTTTTCCATCGGCGTATGTCACTCTCGGGAACGTGCCGGAGTTCGTCGCGCGCGTGAATGCGATCAAGGCTGCTTTCAACTCGCACATTTCGAGCGGTGTATACCACACGGCGCCCGACACGGAGAACGCGATCACCTCGCCGGATGCGACCGACATCGGAACGGCGGTTGACCTAGTAACGGAGGCATGGCCGAAGGGGTGGGCGCACATGCTCGACTCGGTCGAGGAGTGGCACCGGCCCGACACGGTGCGACCGTTGCGCGAGCTCGGCGGATGGCCCACGGCGGAACCGACCGAGATGGATCGGTTGATCAATGACTTCGGGCTCTGCCTACTCCTGCATTTCCAATGGGCAAGCAACGCGGGCCCGGGCGTTTTTGGCGCGTTCGATTCGTACTACCCGGCGGGGTCGGACCCGTTCGCGTGGATCGACGCGGCGATCTTCGGTGTCGACGAATGGGTCGAGGCGGTCGAGCGATTTGATCACGAGTGGAAACACAACGAGGACGCGATCGAGGCGTTCGCGCCGGAGGACCTCGAGGCGGCGGCGTTCACGACGAACGGGGCCCCGGAAGCATTCGAGGGATTCGAGATCGGGATCACCGTCCCTGTCCCGACTTCGCCGGCGACCGCTGGCGCGGCGGTGGCAACCGGGACGACGAACCGGCTCAGGGTCGCGTTCTCCGGCGACCTCGTCGGCGACCTCGGCGTCGAGGCGCAGCTCGGGACCTCGCCAAACTGGGTTGAGTGGGGCAGGGTGACCACGGTCCCGACGGCGATTGACTTTGACGCGGGATTTAAGGCGGTGCGCGTGTACTGTCACGCGTACACTTCCGGAGCTCCGGCGGCCGCGGTTCGCTGGCGTCCGCTCGACGAGTAGAGGGCAAACATGGCTGAAGCAAACTGGACAGAACTGAGCGGATCTCTAGCGGCGTCGGTCGTGTCGCGTGGCGTCAGTCACGGGTTCACTCCTCCGTCCGGCGGCGGGTCCTACGTGTTCGGCTTTCACGCGTTGCAGGCAACCGCCGGCGCGGTGGGGCTGTACCCGAATCAGACGAACTTCGCGCCGGCCGCGAAGGGCGGATCGATCCGAGGAGCTTTGCAACGCGCGGGCGGCGATGCCTTGTGTACTGCAATGCTCGCCGCGGCGCTCGAGTCAAGCGGGGTCACGGCGAACGCGTACCTGCTCGGGTTCGCGGACGATGAGGAGCCGGGGCACTTGATACTTCGGAAGGGAACTATTGCCGGCGGGCTCCCGGAGGCGGGAGCCGACGTGCTCCGGAAAAGCACGGCGACACATACCAAGGGATCATGGGTACACGTTCGGCTTGACGTAATCGTGCAACCGCACGGGGACGTTTTGCTCCAGGTGTTCCAGAACGATCTGACCGTGCACCCCGTGACCTCCCCGGTGTGGACTGCGATCGATGGAATGGCGGAGTATGTCGACGACGTGCTCGGGATCAACACGGGATCGATCCCGCTCAACGGCGGGGGCTATTTCGCTTTCGCTTGGAAGTCATCGCAAGTCGGGCGGCGCGGTTTCGTTGATCAGGTAGAAGTGGCGCGGCAGATCTAACATGGGCAACGCTCCAACCACGATCGGCCCGTCGACCGGGCTCAGGTGCGGGCGCATAGAACCGGCGCACGCGGAGGCGCGCGACGGCCTGTATGTGTGGTGCATCGGAGCGGACGATCCGACCTACTGCGACGACGTCGAGGTCGGCGACGTCGCAGGCGTCGAGCAGCTCGTCGACCTCTCCACGATCGCCACGATTGCGATCGCGATCCAGTTTCGTCAGTCGGTCCTCCGGCGGGCGGCGGTGCTTCGGAGTACGGCGGGCAGCTATCCGTCGGGCTTCGCCGGCGGTGAGACGCTGCAAGCGACGGTCGACGGCGGAGCTCCTCTGACGGTGACCTTTCAAGCGGCGGATCAAACGATCGCGCAAGTGGCGGCGCGGATCGCGCTCGCGCTCGGCGTAACGGCCGGCGGCGATTACACGATTTTGAAGCTCACCTCGCCGACGGTCGGATCCGGTTCGTCGCTCGAGATAGTCGGCGGATCGGCCGCCGGCGCGCTAGGCTTCACGGTCGGCGACACGGACGCGGGACAAGAGATCACCTTCACATTCAAGGCGGAGCTCCTCGTCGGAACCGAGGTTCGGCGCGCGCTAGTCCTCGAGCCAGCGGAGGGCGAAACGATCGACTTCGAAACGCGGACGATCAACGTCAGTGATATGTACGGGGATCACGTACTACGACTGACGGCGGAAGCGGTGGCGCCATGATTCGCGGCGTGCTCCCGGCGATCTATCTCGACGACGTCAGGACCTCGACGACTGCGGGGCTTATCGTCGCCAATGAGATCCCCGAACGCGACACGACGAACGCCTCGACCGCCTCGTCGATTGTGCTCGAGATCCTCTCCACGCTTCCGACCGGCGTTGATCGCGACACGGTACGGATCTACGTCGAGGGCGAGCTCGCTTTCGAGGGCGGAGCGGCGCCGGAGTTCAAACCGGGATTCGACGGCCCGGGCTCCGCGGTCGTCGCACTGGCGCCGCACGATCTACGCGTCACGATCGATCCGCTCGAGCCGTTCGCCTCGGAGGAGCTCGTCGCGGTCCGGGTGGTCGCGGAGGACCTCGGCGCAACCGAAGCGATCGACTTTGTCTACACGTTCGCAGTTGAGGACGTCACGATCCCGACGGTTGTTTCCGCGCGGGCTACGTTCGCGAACGTGATCCGGGTGACCTTCTCCGAGGATATGCTCGCGGTCAGCTCGAGCGGCACGGGCGACGCACTAAACCCGACCCTTTACTCCGCGGCGTTCGTCCCGGCGACCGATCGCGAGGCGGGCGTTTCTTCCGCGGTATCGTCGGTCGCCGCGGTGACCTCACGCGTGTTTGACCTAACGACGGCGCTCGAGCTCACGTTCGGGCGGGCGTACCGCTTGACGGTCGGAGCAGTAGTCGACGACTCGCCGAACCATAACGCGGTCGCTCCACCGGATAACGTGGCTGACTTTGTTTCGTGGTTCCCTCCGGACTGGCCGACCGGCCGCCGGTTTCGCTTTTGGGACATGCTCTCTGACTACGATCGCGAACACGACACGACCGGCGACCTAGAGCGACTGTGCTCGATCTACCAGGACACGATCGATCTGCTGCTGTGGGATTGCGATCGCTTCCCTCGGATTTGGGATATAGACAAGGCGCCGATAGAGTTTATCGAAGTCATGCTCGCCGACCTTGGAAACCCATTCGCGCTCGAGCTCACGGAGTCGAAGGCGCGCAAGCTCGCCGGACTGCTGATCCCAATGTATCGGCAGAAGGGAACCGACCGCGGGATCATAAACGCGATCCGTTTCCTGCTCGGGATCGAGGTAACGATCGAGCAGTATATCGCCGGATGCTGGATCCTCGGCGTCGACGAGCTCGGGGTCGGCACGATCGCCGGACCTCCGCCGGGCGCGGACTGGTACACGTTCGCGGTCGTCGTGCCTCGAGCACTGACCGACGAGGAGCGGCGGCAGATGCGGGCGATCGTCAACTACGCAAAGCCGGCGCATACTCACTTCCAAATCGTCGAGCCGTACGTCCCGCCCGTGATTGACCACTGGTCAATGGGCGAGTCGCTCCTCGGCACGGAAACAGAGCTACACGAATAGGAGGTCCCGCAAATGGATCGGCTCGACTATTACTACAAGCAACTTGTCTCGGAGTCAGATCTCGACCTCGGGTTCGATGACTGCGAAAATGCTATGTGGAAGCTCGCGCAGGACGTCGGACTGTTCGGAGCGGTCACGGGTGGCGAGCTCACGGAAACGAACCCCGTTTCCATGTCGCTCCTCGCGTCCGGCCCGCTCGTCGCGTACGATCAAGCGGGGCGCCGGATCTACTACGGGCCGATCGCGACGGTCGATTGTCCGATCGACGAGGACGGCA